TGCGAATTCGTGGGCGATCATCTTATCGTAAGGAAAGATTTTGGAGAAATGGTCGGATACCTGATCCGCAGAAAGAGCTTTATCATAAATCGCTATCTGATCCAGCTGAAAGTTGGATGTATGATAATCAGACTGTCTATTGGAACCGGCTCTACCTGCAATCAAGATAGGGTTGGCAAGATTGGTATTGGGGAAGACATCGTAGTAAGTTTGACTCGATGTCCCCATCAAATAACCGTTGACATAGACATTGGCCGTCCCTACATATTGCCCGTTCTCCACCAAACGGTTGTCCCAAACCAGAACGAAATGATTTACCGTTCCTATCAAATTGTAAGATGATGTGACATCGAGATAGGTATTGATATCTCCTACAGGAGTCGATGCCACGATGTGCGATCTCGAAGAGTAAGGGGAAGAGAAGTAAATGTCGAAGACGCCGCTTTTAGAGATGATGGGTCTAGTATACGAATGATAATCTGAGGTTCCCTCATCTCCCCATGTTTGCTTATAGAAAACGAATTCGACTGAAAAAGACCCGTATCTAGGAAACGCATACGATAACGAATGAGGTACTTCTAAATACGATTTAGCCCATTGGTTAGGATGAGATGGTTGTTTTCCGGCAAAACCAAAACTTATCGATTGTTGGTCAGTTTGTTCGAATTCGACTAGAGAAGGCATCCCCATACGATAGCCCGGATAGAACTCGTTATCATTATGAAGTATCGCCGGATTAAGATTGTCTATTTCATCGATGATGTAATTAGGTTCACCGGCAGGCACTATCAGTTTTCTATTTCCCGAATCGAAGGCGTCCCCATCGAACGTCCAGAGAGAAACACAGTCATCATCAATTTGTGTAACCTTAAATCCCGCCATAATAATGTCCTCTTATTGTGAATGTCTTTCTTATATTTATCTTTTTCTTTAGACATAAAAAACCCCGCCGAGGCGGGGTTCAATAATTACACTCTTCCTGAGTTAATCAAAGAAGAGCGATAGCAGCGGTAACGATAGGTGCTTGTTCGACTGTCAAGACTTCTGTTAGCAGAGCATCTTCTAGGATTTCTTTTACACGAGCATCCTGCAAGGATGTATCGTATGCTTTCATGGCGGTATTCAAATCAGCAGCCGTTTCTGGACCGCCGGCAATAATAGTGATAGACGGCACTGATGTGTATTTAATGCCAGTTGGTGCAGTGATACCGGTAACGACACCGTCGGTTACCGTAACCGATGCGCCATCGTTCCAGGTACCGTTCGAGCTTCCGCCACCAGAAAAACGAGCAATAGCAGTCACATAGTTAGTGCCACCGTTGTCGATAGTAATTGTTCCGAGGTCTTTTTCTGCGACAGTCACTAATGTACATCCAGTTCCTGAAGCACAAGTAGTTGCTACTCCACTAGCAGATGTATAACCAGATCCAGCAACCACTGGAGCACCAACGGTAAGAACAGCGCCGGTTTCATTATCCACAGTAAGAACGGTAAACTTGCCATTCGTTCCACCTGCCACTGTTAATACGTTACCAACAACATAACCAGTTCCAGCGGCATTCACAACAGCTGAAACTAATTCACCATCGGCTGCTGTGGTGTCTAATGTGCAGTTTGATCCAGAACTACAAGTAGTAACAGCGCCATCAACGCTATTGTACCCAGTGCCTGAGGCTAATTTTGTAATACCCGTAACAACACCAGCGTTGACAGTATCAACAGTAAATGTGCCACCTGAGCCTGTGGCGACAGTTAAAACGTTTCCAGGAAGATAACCTGTTCCACCAACTTTAATAGTGGCCGAACGAAGTCTACCGGTTGCAGCTAGAACGACGGTTGCTGTAGCGCCAGCACCGGTTCCACCTTGGCAGATAGTTGAAAGTTGTTTTGCATATAAGGCTTGAATATTTGCATCCATGGTTTTGTCCTTTTGTTATTTTTATGATTGAGTTTTTTCGGTGGTTTTTTTATCGCGATTCTCCGATACTGGTTTGACGGGTCTGTATGGTTTCTCTTTTTCTTCAATCTTCTCTTTGATATAATCCTTGAAAGATTTGATGTTCATCTTGATTTCCTCTTAGTTTGTTTAACCTGGTTAACAGCCTTTTTTCTTCGGAGTCTTTTGCTCTTTTAGACATCTCTTCTCGATATTCCGGTGAGGCGCATCTCAATTTCATTGCTCGAGAAATCTTCTCTCTTTCGAGAAGATTTTTAAATCTTTCTCTATTTCGATTCGATATCGTTTCTTTATACTCTTTAGTATTTACTGATTGCAAATGTCTCTCTCGAACTTCCTCTCTTTGATATGCGGTTCTAATCTTGTTTGATAGATTAGATCGATACTCATCTGTTCTATGAGAATCCAAGTGTTTTTGATAAAATTCGGGATCGGACAATCTTTCTTTAGCCTTTTTCCCGATTTTATCGGCACCATTGATTCCTGCTTCTCGAGATCTTCGCGCTAGCTCTTCTCGTTCGATATCGGTGAGATTAGAAAGATACTCTTTTCTTCTTTCACTTATCTTTTTACGGCATTCTTCCGATCGAGGTGCGCCGTAATTAAAAAATTTCTTTCCACCGTATGTTAGAGTTTAACCATCGCTCATCTTTAAGAACTCGACATTTTCTTAACACCCTCTCTTCCCATTTCAAAGCATCTTCTTTGGTTAAAAAAGTTTTTCTTACTTCGATAACATCGGGTTCTCCGAGATTATTTCTAAGAGTTTTTACTTTCGACGAACTCGTAAAGTATTTAACCCATAGATCATCCGGATGACAGTTACGGGCATATCTTACTCCGGTAATACCAAAGATTTTGTTCTGTCCATCCAATCAAATAAGTGTATGGTGTGGTCATCATAATCTCCTTCTTTGCTAAATTGATTGTATCTCTTATTTATAAAAAACCAATTTAGCATTAAAGGAGTGTTGTATAAACAGATTAGACTTGTTATTCTCAATCCGTTCTAACAGGTGGCGCGGGTAATTCTGAGCTGGCCCGCTAGAATCTTAGGAGCGCCGTCGCCGTTGTTGACCGTCTTAGGTGTTGTTAGATAAGCGACATAATACATATTACCCGCTGTCTGAGCATCGTAGAGCCCGGCTCCGGCGATAGTTCCCCAGTTAGCTGTCGGTACGTTATATGTCAAATCGCTGATATTGCTATACTCTCTATTAGCACCCGACGGGCCTTGCCAACCATTAGTGGCAAGAATTTGAATACGCCCATAGTTAGTACCGCTGGTAGAAACCTCGGTGCCACCTGTTCCATCAAGAGCGGGCACGGTTGTAAAAAGAGCAACCCAGAGACTTGTAGGTGCCGTCCAGGAAGTGTTCTTCAAAAGGTAATTCATTTGAGCATCGTGTAAATAGTTAGAAGTTGTAGCTGATGGCATTTTGAAAATCTCCCAAAACATAAAAAATGAAGAATTGACGAATTTAACAATTCGTGTTATACTGTATTTATACAACTTATTTATAAGGATGAAAAATGATTTCGTTAAAAGACCAACTTATTCAATCTTGTTTTAAGAATGATAAATTTTCTCATAATATGTTACGATCTAAAACCAATGAAACTTTACGAATTCTCCTTAAACAAAAAACCCAATTTCTCCCAGAAGATTCATCCGATTCTCAAAGAGCATGGCATGTATACCATTCTATTTATAGTTATCCATCTTGTATCGGAGGAAACGAAAGAAGATCTTTTCATACTTTTGAACAAGGTTATCATAAAACTTGTTATATGCCACGTCATCATTGTTCTTGTTGGGATGATGCTAAGAAGTCGTCCTCGGAGACTATGACAAGAACAAACCAATCTGGTAAAATTAAACAATCTCTACAAGAGAGATATTCGGTAAATTCTCCTTCGCAGATTCCAGGTGTAGGCAATATGATTTCTAAATCTCAAGAAAACTTAATTTTCGGGAAGATGCGAACGGCAAATCTCAATCTTGAAAAATTGAAAATATTACGCTCAGTAGAATGGTGGCAACAACAATCGGGTAAATCGGTTAACGAACTCGCTATAATGCTAGATGTAGCCAATAGCACGATAAAATATTTTAGTGATAAATTTGACTCTTCTCATTTATTGATAAACAAACGATTGTCGAAACCGGAGGTTATAGTTAGAGAATTTCTTCTCCAAACAAAGATACCATTCAAAAGAAATGATAAGAAGACGATATATCCGTTAGAGCTTGATTTTTTCATCCCTTCTAAATCTCTAGCAATCGAAGTTAATGGTTTATATACTCATTCGGAGATTTCTGGAAATAAGAACAGAAAGTATCATCTTCATAAAACAGAAGAGTGTGAGAAACAAAATATCACTCTTTTACAATTCACCGATCAAGAAATTTTTAAGAAATGGGATTTGATACAATCGATGTTACATTATCATCTTCAATCGAAAGAAATGGTTAAAATTTCTGGTAGAAAATGTATCATAACCGATCTATCAAATCAACAAACTATAGATTTTTTAAATACTAATCATCTTCAAGGATTCGAAAGAGGGGTTATCAAAAAAGGGCTAATCTACCGGAGGAGAACTGGTCGCCTGTATAGTAGCATCTAAACCTAGATATTCCCACCATTTCGACTTAGAAATCGTCCGTTTTTGTTCGAAACGAAATACCCGAGTTCTAGGAGGATTTTCAAAATTGATTAATTCTTTAGGATCCGTTTCTCTAATATCTTATGCTGACAGGCGTTATAGTCGAGGGCGAGTCTACGAAGCATCTGGGTGGCAGTTATCACACTCATCAGCACCATCTTACCACTACACGAACAATTATATTGACACTTTTCATAGAACATCATTTCAAAAACATCTACTAAAAGATAAACTCGAAGCCTTCGATTCTTCTTTATCCGAATGGGAGAATATGGTGATTAACGGATGGGATCGTATTTGGGATTGTGGTAATTTAGTTTATATTAAAAAAACCTTATAAAACACATCTCTCTTAATCAAATACGAAACTCCTGTTTCTTCATAAGAGATTCCCATTGAGCATCTGAAAGCTGAAATGTGGTTTTTACATCTTTGGTTTTATTAAGAACTGCTAATGCCTCGGGCATTAGATTAGAAACGATAGACCCCTGCCAGATAATGAGAGGAAAACACCAAGCAGGACCGATCGCATCTCCTTCCATAAACATTTGCGACTCATTATAAAGGTATTGGTATTTGATATTGGAAGGATACTTCTTCATATCTTTATTGGCATCCAGAGACCTAGTCATTTGCGTGTGCTGGACCGAGGCATACCAGACGAAAACATGAATCCCTTCGGGTGTATGATAAATCAAAACTCTATAATCATTGGAAGGGGCTTTCATGATATCCGATACATTAGAGGCTAAAAAAGACTTTGCGTATCTCGTCAGATTAAGAGAAGAACCGACAACGTGCTCGTAGAACATCATGATAGTTTGAGCAGAGGATGCCGCTTTAGGTCCACCTCTCTTCGAAACCGTCGATACTGGTATCAGAAACTGCTGGGCACCGTGGCTATTGAAGTCTTCTAAAACGAAGTTGGCGAAAGATTTCATCATAAAATTCCATTCAACTGTTCTAGGAGGGTTCTCTTGACGAGTCGGTTCGAATCTTCTAGATTTTCGATAGAACTACTGACAAGCGATCGTCTAAATATGATTAAAATTTTCATCTTCCTCCTCGCACTCTATAATCCAAGTTTAGTTTTTAAAATGTTCAGATGCATCTGTGCCTTGTCGGCAGCCTTTCTCCTCTTCTCTTCGGGTACCGATAAATCTTGTGAAATGCTACGGTGTAAACGATACTGATCGACGTGGTGTTGAGTTTCCATCCTTCTGGCTCTAGCCGGATGCGGAGCAGTATTCCTTTTATACACATCAATATAATGTTTTATCAGATGCTTCACAGCAGGTTCTTCGGTAAGAAATTCTTCGAACGTCTTCACTATCATCTCATCTCGTTCGGCGAAATCAGGAAGATCCAAAATCTTAGCCAGCTTTTCCAGATGTTTCTGCGCTTTCGCCTTGTGTTTCATTCGAGTGGATGTGGTTAACTCATCATCGTCGGCTATATCTCTGTGAAGGTTATGCTTGTCTATAGCTCTTTGAGTGGCTATCTGACGAATATCGTTATACCCGAGGCACTACCGACCTTAAAGCCTTCTTAGCATAATGAGCGATATAGTGTTTAGCTACACCCTCGTTGGTAAACTCTTCGAATGTTTTCATCGATCATCATCCTATGATTTTATTTTTTTGAATACTGCAGCAGTAATGCGGGAGAAGATTTGGTGTCGTACTCATCTATAAATTTACCCACCCATCGGTACTTTTCAATGATGTTTGGTAGGTCGTCGAGTAAATCTTTTAATTCGAAGTATGGTAGCGGTAAAAAAGATGAGTCGAGATCTCTTCGTGCCTTCCCTTTCATGCTATAAATGACTGCACCGAAATAGGTATCCATCCCATCGTTCTGTGCGAATGATAGACGACCATCGATTAACTTGCATTCACCGCACAATGCCTGATCGAGGTTGTCGTGTTGAGTTCTCGGTATCACCTTATCCTTGGTGAGTTTAGCAAGAGCGTCATCGTGTATGATGTCCATACCTGACCAGACATAGAGTTTCTTCTTCGATGCGACGGCAGCGAAACGAACCAAATCATTGGTCAATCCCGCTTTCCTGAGATCGACCAAATCTTTAGAAGACGGATTCTCATAGATGGGAAAGACGGTGCCTCTCTTGGAAATATCGGCTACCCATTTTTCTCTAATAAATTTGTGGAATGATAGCATTTTTCCTCCTTTTCACTCTATTTATTCGTATCTAAACTCACCAATTCGGGTTCGCTTATTTTAGGAGGAAGTTTGGGGAGTCTGATTTCTCGTTTCTTCTGATGGCTTCATTTAGCACTTGCAGACCTCTTTTCTTAGTTTTAATGAGTTATTTATGGTTTTTCAAAGGTGTTTATGAAAGCGGGTTAATCCAACAATGTTCGTCCTTTTCGCCAACCTTCTTGTTCATAGACTATTAATTGCGATGGTTGAATCATCTTAGTTTTACATCCATTTGTTATCCAAATTCTATATTTCCTATTATTTGACATAAGTTGTCTTGTGCTGTCTTTTGTTATTCTTTTCTTACGTTTTTCACTTAGTTTTTTGCGTGTTATTTCTGAATGTTTTTTTCCAAACATTCCATTATTTTCTTTGCTACAAATATTAGGTTTCTTCTCTAAAACCTTACGTCTTATTTCACACGCTTTATTACGATTATCAGAATTCTCATAAAATGTTTTCTTTAACACACTCATTTTCTTTAATGTTTCTTCTGTATTCTTTCTTCCGAAACTGTGGTGGAATCGCTTTTCCAGTTCCTTTATTCAACCATTTTCCATCTTTAATTACATCTAATCTTCTTAATACTTTATGCTCCCATTCTCGTGCTTGTAATGAGTCATTGAATGTTTGTCGCACTTGAATAACATCCGGTTCACCGTGTTCTTCTAGGAATTCTTGGACATATTTAGAAGAAGTGAAATAGATTGACCATAGATCATTTGGATGGCAGTTTCTAGCAAATCTTACTCCATAATACCATCTATTGAGTTTCTTCCAACCGAATAAGATAAGTGAATGGTGTATAAATACTATTAGTCATTTTAACCTCCTTTCCAGGTTATTGTGATTAGAAGCCTCTTTCACTGCTAATGAAAAGAGGCTTTGTTATTTATGTAATAAATTCAGGGATTTAGATCCACACGAGGAGCGACTATTTTTCTATGAACATCTGAATGATCGTAGTGGTGACCGTCTACGGTTACGTCATAATTTCCTCCTACGTGAAGTTCATAGTTACCGTGAATTTTTTCCTTACAGTTACCGTAGACCTCGATGAAGGAGTTGCCTTTAATCAGAAGATGATTATTGCCGTCTATGGTGCACATACCGTTGCCCCAGACATGCAGATGCTCGTCTTTCTCGATAATGACGTGACGCTCGTGCAGAACTCTATGCACTTCTAATCCATTAGGATGGATTTCGGTGAATGTTCCTTTCTTGTGCTGGAGGTAATAGCGCTCTGCTCCCGGAGTATCGTCGAACTCTTCTATATGCGAGCAATTCCCGGGAGGACTATTTCCGCTTACATCTACATGCGGTAATGGTTCAGTCTCTCTAACATGGTTGTAAGGGTATTGAGCGGCATACGGTGTCGGTGGTTCTTTCCACTGTCCACCGAAGGCTTTATCGGCTTTGTCGACTCTATCTCGTCTCCATTTCACCGGAGTCTTGTCGATCTTTTCATTTCTCGCGAGGCGGTTTGTATCCGATTCTCCTGCATCGTATCGAGTGTAAACCCCTTTAGGATCCCAGAACCCCTTATCCGGTTTAGGCTTTTCAGGTTTACCGTAGATGGTACCGAGAATGATTGGGGTCTGTGCATTGTGTCCATCTAAAAACCAGCCAATAACTGTCGAACCTTCTAAAATTCCTGTAGGAGAAAAACCTACACCACCGAAAGATGACGACTGAATAGGAGACACAACCGCAGCCCAAAAGAGATCGTCTGTCTTGATTTTATCTTTTTCATCCGTATGATACCCATAAACACGAACTTTAAGTCTACCTAGTTTTTCAGGATCATGTCTATCTTCCACCACTCCAATAAAATAAACAAAAATTCCCATTGAAAAGGCGCCGGGTCTGAAGAGGATGGTTTATCACACTCATTTTTTCTTCTCCTTACAATTTTCACCATGCCATCTTAAAATGTTGGTTTTAGATGCTACTTTTCCACAATACTGGCAGGTAGCTGTCGGTTGTTTTTTACCATACATAGAATTCTTATCTCCCGATGGTGGGTTACATTTTTTTCTTAATCGCATCTTACTTTTTGTTTCTTCCGAATGCAATTTTCCGAACATAGGATTTCGGTCTCCGGTCCTATTAGATTGAGAGAACGGGTTTCCTTCACCTGTCCATAAATCACTTTTCCTATTTTTAAAATCTATAGTATGTTTCCTACCCTTCGATTTATTACCTATAATAATACGAGTTTCCTCTGAATGCTGTTTACCATAAAAATGGTTTCGTTCGCCTGTCATTAGAGGTTGAGAGCGGGTATCGTTTTTATTGAGCCAGCGATCACTTTTAACCACTCTCATTCTTTGAAGAACTTTCTCCTCCCACCCTCTCGCCAGAGTATCTGTCGGAAAAGTCTGACGTACTTCGATTATATCCGGTTCTCCGTGCTTCTCTCGGAACTTCTTAACTTCTTTCGAAGAAGTAAAATAAGTTGTCCAAATATCATCGGGATGACAACCTTGCGCATATCTTACTCCGGTAATACCATTTATCTAAAGTTTTCCAACCAATCAAATAAGTGAATGGTGTATAAATATCTTTAGTCATTTTAACCTCCTTTACAGGTTATTGTGATTTGTCGGTTAAGTCTGTTCTAGAGACTTAACCGACGTTTTATTGAATCCCCTTGGCTTTTTCAATTTCTTTTTTAACTTCTTCGGCATCGTAATCTAAAACGATACCGTGAAGATCGGGAGATGTCTGTCCTACGAAGAATCCTCTCAATCCGGCCCTGTCTACCACCGAATTCAAAGTTTCTTTTATGAACATAACCTCTTCGGGTGTTTCGGGTTTTATCTTTTTGGTTATTTCTTGGAAGTCTATAATGTTGCTTTTGTCAATCATAGTCGCACCTTCTTTGAGACGGTAATTGGGTCGATTTTTAGTTCTTCTGCAATCTTATACAGTGGTGTTCCATCATTATACATTTGTTTGATAGTTTTAACTGCATCATCATGAGAATCGAAGCCTTTATTCCTCCAATACCTTTCCTGTCTGGTCTCGGTTCTTTTATCTATCACTTTCGATAAGGCCTTTTTAAGATTGGCTTGGTGGTTTTCCGAAAATTTGATACCTTTTCTACTCTTCGATATATTTTCTCTATGTTCTTGGGTTTTCAAACTCGTGTATGCTGAACGAAAGTTTTTATTTAATATACTTTCATCTACCGCATCTATAACTGAAGCGAACATGGTACCGTCTATTTTATAAGTTTGTCTTATCTTGTTGGGCGTCATACCATCATCAATGCAATACAGAATGAAGTATTTCATTTCTTCGTAATCTTCAAAACCGTATCTTTCCAGAATAAAGGTTCTCTTCGATTTCGACATATTATTGCGAGTTCTAATCGTTCTTTCTTCGGCTGCCAAATTAGAACCACCGTTGGCTAGATTAAGCCATCTCTTATCCGATATACACCTCATTCTCCTTATAACCTTTCTTTCCCATTCTATTGCTTTTTCGCGGGCATCAAATACTCGTCTAACCTCTATAATATCCGGATCACCATGCTTTTCAGTCATTGCTTTTACGAATTTAGACGAAGTGAAGTATGTTTTCCACAAGTCATCTGGTTTGCTATTCTTCGCGAAGCGTGATCCGATAATACCATCTATCTAAATCAGACCAACCGATTAAATAAGTATAACTCATTGATTTTATTACACCATTTTCGCGTTCAAGCGTTTCTTTATAAGCTCCATATTAACGGTGATATTGCCCGACGAGTATATCTGGCAGATATGCGATATCAGATAGTCTCCTTTATAATACTTATCATAAATCTCTCCCTCTTCTTGATCTTGATGGCTGGGCAACTCTACTTGACAGTTTCTCCCCAGAAGTTCCCAGACTTTAGCGCCACCGGGTATCTGGATTTGCAACTTATTCTGTTCGAGTTTTAGAAGATTACTCTTTCTGGAAACGTGCCAATTGGTCACCTGGTCATCGATGGTTTGATTGGAATGCAATCCGGGGTGCTTGGGTAGAAAGGAGACGTTAGCGTTCTCGGCCTGATCGAAGATTTCCCACGGCTTCTTCTCTTTATCTTCAGCAATGTCATCACCGAAGGAAAAGGTTTTAGATTCCCATTTCTTGTTGATGACATCGTAGGATAGAAGTTTGGTTTTATAATACCCGGCACCCAAGTTACCGACGCCATCGTAATCGTCGGTATGGTATCTGTTGAGCATAATACCGTAGTCGTCTTCGAAGTTACCGGCATCATCTCTTAGATTGGTCGGTTTTTGTTTGAAAGTGATCCCGCTCTTCTCGTTCTTAAAGAGTTCCTCTATCGATCTAAACCAATATTGATCGAAGTCGACCATAAAGAATACATAATCGCTTCTATTCTCTTTTAGAGCCAGCTTTGCGAACCACCAGCCGGCGACATAGGGCGTCCAATTAGGTACTATGGTGTGATAGGTCACATCGCTGGGGTCACTCTTCGCCAAAGACCCACCTAGAAACTCGGAGCAGACATTGGAAACGCAATCTTCCGGTTTCTTATTGGAGTATGTCTTGGATATCCTATTCGTCTGATTAGTCAAGAATCCCTGCGAGGCGCAGTAAAGACTGTACTGGTAATGCATCTGTCCTTTGAATATCTTATTTCCGAGTTTATAGATGATGAAGTCGTACGATTTGCTACCGTCCAGAACACTTTCCGTCTCGGTCTCCACCTCTATCGTAATTTTCGATCCGGGTTTGATCGGAATGTTCATCAAGATGTTCGCCGAGTCTTCTATGGTAACGATGGCAGTCCAGCAAGGCAAAAAGATATCTTGATAAATTATCGCTTTATTCATAAACCCCGAGACATCCTTACCGTCTATAGTGACGGTAATATTCTTGACGTCATTAAAATTACCTGATTTTTCGACTCTCATTTAGATCGGCTCCTCGAAAGCATCTTGCCAAAATCTTCTTCGAAGTCTAAAATATAACTTTTGGAAACGATGTTGATAGATCTTCTTTCGATGTCTAAATCGTTTTCATGGCTCATATTGGTGACGGGTATGATATTCTTCCCAATAGATTGGGGGTCTCGAGCATAACTCTCTCGATAGAACTCGTCTTCGACATCATCGCAGATTCTACCGGTATTGATATTGATGAAATGGTGTATACCGCCCGTTCCCGATGAGAAGGGGACTATCGTTGTCGTACCATCTGCTTTTTGCAAGATTTTACCATTTCGATATTTTCGTGCTACGAACTTCTCTAAAAGATAAGAATCTTTGGGCCACTCTGAAAAAGGATCGATTATATCGTTGATAACCAGAAAGGTCCAGTAATGAGACGGTGTACCATAGAGTTTATCGGATAAACTTTCGATCGAATCATCATCTCTCACATTATACTTTTGAAAAAGGAATGCTTTATAGGCAGAAACTTTCCTCAGGAAGAAGGCGGTTAGAATGTTGGTAACCTGTTTTCTCTGGCTAGGGGCATTTATAAATGCGTAACCCATCTTTTCGAATTTCTTAAAGAAAAATGCCATATATCCTCCTAATAATTTTCGCCTTCAACATCTTCTCTAACCACGATTTCTATTTCAGATAGTGAAATATTCATCACGGTTTCTGTCGGGAACCCGTTTCTCATCATCGTCCACATACCGGCACCGGTATAGTCGATATCGATACTGGTGATCACGGATCTCTTGAAACGATGGATATATTCGTTTTCTCCATCTTGGAACTGGTATTGTATATCCACTTCTCCGGGGTAGTTGAGATAAGGAGAACCACCTCCTCCGGCGGGTCCGGAAGGAAGCGCCCATTTTCTGAAGATTGTAAGAATTTCTTTGATAGTTTCGCAGTCGGCCATTGAGTAGGGCACGAATCTAAAAGTGTATTGAAAGTTTCTAAAGTCGACACCCCTAAAGAGTTGCGCCAGGTAGGGATTGAGAAGCATTCCCGTTTTCAAGCTGGCGAGATCACCGGCAGGACCGCCGGTTATATTTTGCATTTCTCTGATTCTCTTAGCAACGAAATTACCGGACGCTGCCCAGGGCGCTGGCACCGCTCTCTATCGCTCCGATAATCGCCTGTCCACCACGGAACGATGAATCCCAAGTCACGGTATTCGGCTGCCCGAATTGTTCGGGCATATAGAGATGGACTTGGTCTCTCATCTGACTCGCTTGTGTCGAGAATCTCTCATAGAAGGTGAAGTGTATGTTGGCAGGAAATGCTTCTTTGTTCGTTAAGAGTTGAGGATAGTATAATTCCAAAGTAGAGCTCCAATGGTTAGTCTTTTTATAAATACAGATATGGAACGATTATCGGCGTTCCATATCCTAATCACAACAACCTATCAAGGAGGTTGAAATGACTATATCTATTTATACACCTTTTACCTATCTTATTCGGATGGAAGCAGCACGATAAATGGTATTATGGTGTTCGATATGCACGAAACTGTCGTCCAGATGATCTCTGGACTAAGTATTTTACCAGCTCTAAATTGGTTCAAAAATATAGAGAACAGCACGGAGAACCGGATGTTATAGAAGTGCGACAGACTTTTAATGATTCACTTCAAGCACGAGAGTGGGAACATAAGGTTTTGAGGCGACTAGATGTAATTCAAAATGATAGCTGGCTAAATCGAACAGATAATTTATCGTTTCCACCTAGAATTTATTCTGAAAACGATAAACAAATACTACGCAAGTCCTTAACCGGAAGGAAATTGAGTGATAATCATTGTCAAAATATATCTAAGTCATTAAAAGGTAAAGTCTTTAGAACTACAGAAGAATACATGAAAGCGGGACAGAAAATAAGTAAAACAAATAAACGGTAGAGTTTTTACAGAAGAACATTGTAGAAAGATAAGCCAAAGTGGATTGGGGAGAATCTTTTCAGAAGAAAGCAAAAAGAAAATTAGCGACAGTAAAAAGGGGAAGGCTTTTTCAGAAGAACATAAACGCAATCTCTCTAAGGCATCTATAGGAAAACCTAAACCTAAAAACGCAGAACATAAATTCAATTTATCGTTATCGACTAAAAACTCCATAAAAAACGGAACACACCCTTCTCAAATTAAAGTTTCGTGTTTTTTTTGTCATAGAGAAATGTCGATAGTTAATTTTAATAAGCATATTAGAGTAAACCATTATGAGAAAATATCCGGAACCGGTTAAATATAGACCATTGAATCCTACCAAATATGTCGGCAACATCAATGAGATAGTCATGCGTTCTTCTTGGGAAAGCAGACTCGCTTTTTTTTTTAGACACAACTGAAACTATCTTGAAGTGGGGATCGGAAATCAAAGCAATACCCTACTATTCGACCGTGGACGGAAAAGTAAGACGATACTTTCCCGATTTCTGGGCACTCGTCAAGCAGCAGGATGGAACCGAAAAACGTTTCATCGTAGAAATCAAACCCAATCATCAAATCAATCCTCCTAAACCGGGAAGAGACCCGAAGAAGTATAGAGAATCGATGGTCACCTGGCAAAGAAATCAGGATAAGTGGGTGGCAGCCAGACAGTTCGCTCAAAAGAACGGGTTCGAATTTATGATTATGGACGAATACACTTTAGGCATAGCAAAGAGGTAGAATGTAATGGCAACAGATTATACTCCCTTCACTTACCTTATTCGGTTGGACCCAACAAGACAAGTGGTATTATCGGAGTTAGATTTGCTCGTAACTGTCATCCTGATGATTTATGGACCACCTATTTTACAAGTTCCAAGTACGTTAAGAAATTCCGAGAAGAATATGGAGAACCAGATGTAATCGAAGTCCGACAGACCTTTAACGACTCGTTGCAGGCCCGAGAGTGGGAAGAGAAAGTAATCGATAGAATGGGTGCTGTTATAGATGAAAAATGGTTAAATAAACATAATAGAGGAAAATTTTATTTAAAATATCACTCTAAAGAAACTAAAGAAAAAACGAAAGCAGCATTGATGGGACATTTAGTTTCTGAAGAAACTAGAACCAAAATAAGTGTTGCTCTTAAAGGTAGAATAGGCTCTCGTCAAGGAAGCAAATGTTCTGAAGAGACTAAAGAAAAACTGCGACATTATAATTTAGGCAAAACTCTTTCTGAAGAAACTAAAAAGAAAATGGCAGAATCAAAGAAGGGTAAAACTCATTCTAAAAAAAGAATTAGAGGCAAAACTCTTTCTGAAGAACATCGTAAAAAGATTAGTGAAGCAAAGAAAAACATATCCAAAGAGACTAGATGTAAATTGTCAGAGGCAAACAAAGGCAAAACTCATTCTACAGACACTAAACAAAAAATTTCAAAATCAAACAAAGGCTTCGTTACCGCTCTTAACATCAAGACAAATGAAACATCGAGAATTCCGATTGAACTTTTTCACTCTAATAAAGACATTTATTTTTGTAATACATCAAAGATTTTTAAAGAGTTGCAACAAAAGAGAAATAACTAGATATGACTAAAAGAATAGATACTCGCGATCGTCATAAGAAGAAGGGTCTTGAGTGGTTTTTTAACGAACTGAGAAAGGCATCTAAGGATATAAACTATAACGCATATAATCCCACCAGCGATCCGTTTATCGGGGGTCTCTTCGCGTATCTCTATGACGCAAAAACTAAAGACAAGTTGCCCTATTGGGATAAACTACCCCTCGTCATTCCGTTTAACATTTACGACGACGGGTTTATCGGAATCAATTTACACTATGCAAGTCGGAAACGATAGGGCTAGATTACTGCAATATCTTCTTCGATTACGATCTAAGAAATCGACCAGAGAATATGTCAAGGTATCTTATCAATCTCTTCAACTCGCCGCGAAAGCGGATGTTTTGCAGCCGTGTATTCACAGATATCTGTCCAACCATATCAGAACTAGACTGGTTAAAATCAGCATGGATGAATGGGAGAATGTCGCGTCCTTACCTCTGGCTCAATGGAAAAAGGGCAACAAATAATAGGAGAAGTATAATGGCAGAAATAAGTGCCAATGTAACAGATTTTTTAAGCAAGTTTCCAGTCGGATTTGCTCGACCAAATAGATATCTGGTAGAGATGTCTCTTCCTCCGGGAATAGCCGAACAAGGATCGTGGCTTAACAGCGAGTCTACGGCTGGAACCATAGAGGGGCATAACATATCGATGAATCGGACAGGGGCAAGTTCAAATCGCCTGTCATACCTGCACAATGCCGGCGAGGACCTTGATGACTTATCCGCACTCGCAGCATTGTGCTCCATTCAGAGTTCCTTATAGCCAACAATATGAGCCGGTAACTTTCACTTTTTATTCTGGAATACATCTTCGACAACGTCATTTCTTCGATATCTGGCAAACGTCGGTTATCAATATCAACGACAACTCTCTTAACTTCTTCGTCGAATATACTCAGGATATCTTTATATGGCAGTTAGATAGAAATAATAATAAGACTTACGGAGTTCGTCTTTATGCTGCCTGGCCCGTAGCTATCGGAGAAGTATCTTACGGTTATAGTCAAAATAATGTCGTAACCGAGATAACCGTTACGATGGAATATAAACTATGGCAAAATAATCATGACACTACCAAGATCTATATCTACGCATAACCCGTGGATCTATGAAGACAAAGAAGTCACCTCTGACACATTAGCCGGCTTCTACGGATTCGTCTATATAATAGTCGATAGAGAAACCGGAAAGAAGTATATCGGTAGAAAGTATATCTGGAGTTATAGGAAAGAGAAGGGGTCTTCTAGAAGAAAGAAGAAAGAGAGCGATTGGCAGGATTATTACTCGAGCAATGAGGATCTGAAGCAGATAGGGAAAGAAAATCCAGGAAGGTTAAAGAGGGAGATACTGCATTTATGCAGAAGCAGGGGTGAATGCAACTTTTTAGAAGTTGCAGAGCAGTTTAAGAGAGATGTTCTCTATTCCGATGAGTATATGAACGACAACATCAATCGGAAAGTATTTCAAAAAGAACGTGGTGTCTTATAAGAGACCTCTATGAACAGCTATATCATTATCGGCGCAAATCGAGTTACCATCCAAGAAGGTTGGTCAAGCCCGCAGTACGGTCATCTTGGTAAAGTAATGAGGACTATCTGCTTCTTTCTGGGTTTGATCTGCTTCGGTAACCACACTTATCCGAGAGAGGGACTCTATCTGGGTCAAATGTTTCCGGGACTATCAATCGACCATATCAAGAAAGGTATCATAAAGGTGAAAAGAGATGAAAAAGGTAATTGTTTTTATAGCAGGATATTTTCTCGCTGGATCATCGATTAGTGCTCAAACCTGCGACACCATTCAAGTCACAGGTGTAATCGATGGAGACACTCTTCGAGCCGAGATGGTAGGAGCACCGAGTCCTCTTAATCGAGTATCGATTAGGATATCTGGAATCGATACTCCAGAGATGAAGGGGCAATGCGATTCCGAAAAAGAAAAAGCGCGAGCAGCGAAAAGCTTCTTATCAAGAAAGCTCTCCTCTGCTCGCGCCGTAACCTTCGGCACTTTGGACTGGGACAAGTATGGTGGGCGTATTCTAGCCGATGTCTACTTCGACGGACAAGATGTGGGTCAGATGATGATCGATGCCGGATACGCATTTCCTTATCATGGTGAAAAAAAGAGCGATCATTGGTGCAGGGCTCAATAACTCTTTCCTAAAATTTCGATAACTCGGGTGATAAAATCCAAGCGCGCAGAATTGTCGGAAAGAATATCCGACACCTGTATCACCACGCACCCCAGTTTTTCATAATAGCGATGATAGACGCCTGCCTTCAGATTAGCGAGAAGATCGGTGCTTATCGTCTTCTCACTCGAGTTGGGGTACACTTGAACGAATTCAAAGAAGCACCCGAAACACCTAACACCAATCTTCGGTTTTTCGTGTCATACTCTCGAAGGTTAGTTTGAACTTCGACAGCAGTTATCATAGGTTTTTCTCCAAAGCATATTGACTGGTTAAACTGATAACGGGAACATCGATTTGATGCCATCGATGAACCGAGTTCGGGTCGTTGTCGACGATCAGCCTGACATTGAAATGATAGGCGATCTTGGTCCAGAAAACATCGAACTTATCATCACCCACCATCACGTGATTGGTATCGAATGGATATTTGTTACCCTGGTTCTTTGCTATTACGATGATTCTGTTTTTATCCGATAGCGATTGTATGATTTCGATAAGAATCGGTTCGACGACATTTTCATCCACCACTATAGCCGAAGGCATATCTACCAACGGATCATAGGTTCTAGAGAACTGCTGGTTGTATTTCTTCCATAGTAGATAGAGAGATTTAAGGTTGGTTCCCGATGACCACCCATAAGAGATGATACTCATCATATTAGAGTTCACCGGAACCACTACCACTTCATACCCTTGTTCTTCTAAAATTTCCGTATAGACTTTTCGAATATCGGCATCTAAAGCGAATGAGCCATCGATAATAATGCTATTAACATGGATATTACCGATGGCGGACTCGGTTTTTTCGAGCAATCGCACGATGATCTGATTCTTGATAGGTTCCAGCCACGCCTTCAGGCAAAGAGGGTGATAACCCTTATCCGAAACGTAATCGTATACCAAGTCTTGTTCGGATATCAGATTAATCATATCATTCGTTTCGAATTCTAATTTGGCTTGAATCTGCTTGGCTACGGCACGAGTATCCCTGGGAATGACACCGATGATAAGGTATGCTTTCTTCTTAACCGCCTCGACTTCGGTATCCACATACTCTACAATTTCTTCGCTCATCGTAGTTCGCTCGCTTTTAGGTTGTATTCGTCGATCGCTTCCTGTCTGAGATCGGATATGTCGCTTAAATCGGCATATACCTTCTTTCGGGAAACGGAAACCGGCTTCGATGAATCTTTAGAGTCCAAGGTCACGGTAACTGCATACCCTTCACTCGAGTTAGATACTCGAACGCACATTTCAAATGGAATCATCACCAAACCTCCCCCTCAATGAAACTCGGGCACCTTTCACTAAACCTTCGCTGAAGTAAACCGATGTGGCTCCGAGTTTCACCATCTCTTTAACATCTTCTTCGAAGAAGGAAACGAACCATTCGGCGAGATGCTCAACCGTAGTCTCGGTGTCGATAATGTGCGTTTTAATGCTCGCCTTATCGACAACCAAGTAGAATGCACCTCTAGGAGTTTCGTACCCTATAGTCAATCCTAAATCATTGTCACTCAGGATATTATCGCGCCAGATAAACATGCGACCGTCGAGATAGTCTTCGATCTTTAATTTGAAATCGTAGGAGGGGTGAACGATTTGTCCGTAGCTGTCGAGAAAGAGTAACCAACTCTTATGCCCGTGAGCGATATTCTGACACCCCCAGCTGGTGCTGTTCTTCAGACCATGGACATAGGTGAACGATATCTCGTTTCCTGGGAAATTATCATAGGGAAGAGCTGGACGATCTGTTAGAAAAACTTTAACCTTGATATCCGAGTTAGGATACTCGATATTCAGCTTTTCTTCGAGGTAATCGCGAATGCTATCCGAGATTAAGATACTATCGCATTTGCAAACCTTAATCGCATTCCTCGGGCAAGCTAGAGTGAATAGCGGAGTAGATACTACCACTCGCCCATCCCCGTACGGGAACATCGCAATTCGCTCGCAGTCTACTTCTCCCGGTACGGTCCACGACTCAAAGTCGTCGATGCCACCGTGCTTTTCCGGAACCCAGAGTTTATGGTCGAAGCCTTCTTCCTTATCGTCGATAAGGTTCTTAATAGACTTCTTGATGGTGCCGAAATCCACGACGACGTTCTCGATGGGCTCGATGTTTCCAGTGACTTCTACGCTCAGATTTAACGACCCGCCTTTAATAGTGAGGCTATTTGGGCTGACGTATGCGTGGTCAATCTGAGTTAAATTGCCTATAAAAAGAGTCGATGTCTGCATTGTGATAGTCTCCGGTGAAATAGGGAATGGGGTACGTTATACTTACCCATTTTTCATCGACCGGTTTGCCGCAATACCTGTACCACCCCAGTTTTTCCATCACCCTTTCGCGTAGTCGCGTAACAATGATGTCGTAGTCTTCGGGGCGAGGTTCCCAGTCGTTATCCATCTTCGATAGTATAGCATAATCCATATCGAATGTCAAGGAGGGATCGGCATTAAATCCCCTTCGGCCCATTTCCTCAACCAAGGCACCGTATCGCTTGGAGAGGTACAGCATCTTGTCGAGCCAGAATAGCATATGACCCTTGCCGAGGGTGAAGCTCTTTGGTATGTCGAGCGTGGTATGCTTGCCACTGTCAAGGCGCTTCTTGAGCAGCGGAGGAATCATTCGAAGCTCGCGTCGTTCCGCTATCAGATGCTGGTCCAAAAGTGTCCACGCAGGTAAAATATTACATCTCATTTTATTTCTCCTATAAATAACAAAGCCCGTTATCTACTGGTAATAGATAGTGGGCTTCTAATCACAATAACCTGTTCAGGAGGCTATTATGCCTAAATCTACTTATACCCCCTTCACCTATCTAATCCGGTTGGTCTTGGCTCGACATTTGGTACTATGGATCAAGATACAAACAAGGCTGCCATCCTAAAGACTTATGGACCAAGTATTTTACTTCATCAGTTCATGTTGCTGTTCAAAGATGGCTTTATGGTGAACCAGATGTTATTGAAGTGCGACAAACTTTTCAAACTGAAAAAGAAACGCGAAGCTGGGAGCATAAAGTTTTAAGAAGAATGAAAGTTGTTAAAAGTAACCAATGGTTAAATAAAACTGACAATAAAATGATCGATCCAAAATGCTGCTCATGTCCTGGTAAAAAGAATGGCATGTATGGTAAAACTCACTCTACTGAAACACGACAAAAAATATCTGCTTGTGAATCGGGTGAACGAAATCATTATTATGGAAAACATCTTTCAGAGGAGCATCGATCTAAAATCAGTAATTCAAATAAAGGAAAAATTTTTTCACCAGAACATTGTCAAAAAATCAGCGAATCTAAAAAAGGTAATGATTATAATAACGAACGAATTGCAAATGGCACTCATAACTTTTTAGGTTCTGAATCTAACAAAAAACGCCTTGCTAATGGTACTCATCCAACTCAAATTAAAAAGATCTGTCCTCATTGTGGTAAAGATGTTGTTATTACAATCTATGGAAGATATCATGGCGATAAATGTAAATCAAAAATAACATAAATGGAAAAATCAGATTACATCGCATGGCTTTAATCCTCTCTTCTAACCCTATCTCTCACTTCAGATAGATAGTTGAGAAACTGAACGCATTTAATGGCGATCAGAAATGTAATACCTGATTTGATGTTGAAGAATGTGCTCGACAAGGCAATAATATCTAAACTCAGCCAAAAGTTCGGGTTTTTGAATTTTCTTTCAATTAAATCATAGATATCAGAATTTTTGACCTCAAAGGGTAACTCTTGCATATCCTGATCCGTGGCGAATCGAATTGGAACCCACTTCCAAGCATAGTTCCCCCAATCATCCGAGCCACCCACATCGATCTTTTTTACTCGATAAACGATATTAACCAATTCGAGCCATACCCATTCTTTATCATCACCAAACGAAATCGGTAGTAAGGCATACTTTTGAACGACCTTTTCCTCACCTTCTCTATCTTTCAAAAAAGATCTGGTATTAAATCTCATACATTCACCTCAAATGTGGAGTAATATTAACTAACAGAATGATTGTGCAAACTCCCACCACCAACAATGTGAGCGTCAGATGATTTTTTAGAAATTCCATAGTAACCTCTCTATTTAACGTCGTCCGAGGAATCGGCGGTAGTTTTATCAACACGGAACTGTAGGAATCTTGGCAAATATAAAGATTCTATATTAGTCCCTTTAGATGTAATTCGCATATTATACTTGATTTCGACAATTTTGTCAACCGAGTTATCTTTAGTGATAGTTCGACGCTGCTCGTCCGAGAATCCGCTGCCCACATTCACGCGAACTTTACCGTCCGAGGTCTCGCACACCAGAGCACCGAGTTGTCCTTCATATTTACCCTGACCGGGCTCCCAGTCCACGACGACGAGATCGGCGGTCTCTTCGGCTTTGAACTTGCATAGATTCTTCGAGCGTTTCGGCTCCCACTTCCCCTTCAGGTTCTTCGCAATGACGCCCTCCTCTCCTCGAGCCAGGGCTTCCTCGAACAGTTTCTCGACATCCGCCAAGATCTCGACTTTGGTGGTTTGAACCTGAATGACCTTTTTAACGCCCGATTGGCGTGCTCGATGTAGATTGATATAGAGGGATTGCAGTCGCTTATCGTAAGTCAGGGTTTGGGATTTATCGACGATATCCCAGGGAGCGAAACGAACCATCTGGGCCTCCTTCTCATCGATAGTCCCTCTAATCGCTTTGTTGGCGATGCCGTTGCTCACCTTGCGCGGTAAAGGAATGTCGTTTTTATCATAGCACACCAGCTCGCCATCCCAAGTATCACCGGCATCGATAGTCGTGCGGAAATCGTCATACATTAGTTCGAGGCAAGTGATGAGGCTGCCGTTACGAGTGCGCATCTCGATATTTCCATCGAGCCCGTGGGTAACTATACAGCGCACCCCATCGAATTTAGTTTGAACGACGACATCGGGAAACTGCAGATGTTTCGGCTCTTTGCCCGCCAGCATTACATCATAAGTGGGTATCAGGTTTTTCCATATCTTGTTAATGGTGGGTGTTTGAACCCCGCAACGTAGATCTCTATCGATGATCAGGCGTAGGACTTGCGCGTCGTCCTCGTTCAGAGAGGAGAGCACCTCTCGGTAAAATTCGATGCCCGCGTGCCCTGTGATCTTGCGAGTAGCCAGATTTACCAGAATCTCGTCGATCGCCGTATCCAGGGATAAGGTATTCGTATACTTGTGAACGACGGGGTGAGCAGCAATCCAGAATACTATTCTGGGGTTGTATGCCGCATAGAATACCTTTTTTAAGGTTTTGTTATTATATTCCTGTTTAAGAATAGCCTCTTTTTCTTTTCGACCAGAAGTTCGAGATAACTCATTTAAAATTTCAAGAATTTGCATTTAGAAGTTCCTTATATTTGAGAGAATGCAGGTTAAGATAACGAATTTCTCGATTAAGAGTATATTCTTCAATTATTACTCTTTTGTGTTTTTTCTCGACAATATCATAAACGATTAAAGTGCCACGATTGTGCTTGCCATTTTTGTTCCCTTTTAACCTCTCACTCACTTTATTTTTCATTTCTTGAGTTTTTGGTATTCCCTTAA